CAAAGAGGTTGACCTGAGCGTTATAAATATTATCAGCCTCCTCTATGATCTGGGAGTAGGCTGCATCTGCTGGCATAGACCTCATTTTTCTACCTATCTCTTCACAAGAGTTAAGCATTTGCCTTCTGACTGTGAACTTCTTAAGCTCCTTGGCAGTCTTTACAAGATTGCCTTTTGGAACCTTTCGCATTGCCAAAGACTTGATGTAATCAGAAGGGTTAAGGTTATCTTGGAATGATAGACCTATATCGCTGACACGCTGGGCAATAATGATCTCATCTATCTCATCTCCGTTAGAAATAGCTTGCTGTACGACCCTAAATACAGCGGAGTGAAGCGATGTATCTTCTGAGTAGAAGTCATCGTTCCCGATAAAGTCGCTTATATCTATGTAACTCTCAGGATCTTTTAAGAGTCCCGCCAACAGCTGTTTTTCTAGTTCGTAATTATAAATCATCTGTTAATCCTTGCATTTCTGATGTTCCTTTAACCCAATCTTCCAGCGCTTTCCTTAGACCCAACTCCATAATGGTGGAATCAAATTTAGAGTAAACCATCGGACTGCCATCTTCAGACGCTACCGCAAGTATAACACCTTTGTACTTATCTGAATCTCCAGACAGGTCATAGATCTTAGATACTAATTGCTCTGGGATGGTGAATGGAAACTCTTCTTCGTTCATAAATATATACCTTGCTTCTCAAATAGAGCTTTGTCCACAGTATCCTCTGGGTAAATCTCTACCATCGTTATATCGTTCATTTCACAGAAGTCCAGCTTTTTTTGATCTCTCCTCAACTGTTCTAAGTACCTCAACCTATTCTTGTGGAAATGCTTGACAAACTTGGTATGTTGCGCCCCTTGGACCTCTACAGCCACCCTTCTATTGGCGTTGTAAAAATCCAAGGAGAGCCTACTACCTACTATTCTAAATTCTTCAAAGACAACATCGTTCTTCCAAAATGGGAACAGAAAATCCTTTACTCCTTTTTGGAACTTACTTAAGCTTGAAGCCCCCCATTTTATATGGTACTTCTTGGGGTTCTTAAGGTTTCTTAGTTTACCATCCACAGTGTAAAACTTCATGAAAACTCCTGAATGGCATTCTTAAAATAACCAATAAGGAATTCACACAGCCCTTGGTTCTCCTCAATAAGTTTGAAAAGATTGTTCTCCCCTTGAACTTTTTCAGGCAAACTAAAGTCTGTTTCCGATAGAACTTCTTTAAAATCTTCTGTGATACTAATCCAAGACCCACTCTTTTTGACAAACTCCCAAGCCGATAATAAATCCACAACCTCTTTCTCAACCCATATCGACCTTCCACCTTCCTGCCCATATCTTACAGGGTAACTGATAGACATGTTAGTCTTTTCGTTCGGTGACTTCTTTACAGTTACTTTTGCAAAGTGTCCTATCGGTGGATTTGTCTTTGGGTCTATCTTCTTTACAGAAGGGTTCCTAAGAATCATATCCCCATTATACCGGGGTTCGAACTGTATAATCCAATTGGCGAAGTGGAGCAAAGCGTTGCCCCCTGTAGCAGTAGTCTGTCTAACCGGACCCTTGGCGTATGGATCAAGTTTGATATCAGCCCTGACTTGGGAAATGAATATAGCCATATGCCCCCTCTTTTGCAGGGCGATAGACATCTTCTTCATGAATACACCTGCTATCACAGCACCCCCTGCAACCTTAGTAGAATCTTCAAAGTTTTTATCCACATCATTCTTAGGGATAAGCCCATCCACAGAATCTAAGACAAAACAATATTTAGTCTTGTCATTATTGAATTGTACGAGCCTTCTCATGAGATCAACCACAACCTCGTAAATATTAGACTCAAATACAAAACAAGTGCCATCAACCCAATCGTCAGCGTTAAATACAAAATTGATTCCTGATCTTTTCCTCATCTCTGGAGAAAGCCTACCTTCAGCTTTGATGAACACCCCTCTAGCGCCCGGCATCTTTAAGAAGTTTTTCATCACCTCTAGTGATTCAGAGGTTTTCCCTCCTTCGTTCATGCCTACGAATCTATGTAGTCCGGGTCCAAACCCCCCATCAAGCTGTAAATCAAACTGAAGTGACCCGCTAGAAACTTTATAGTTAATCTCATCTTCAAAGTTGTAGTGATCGTCCTTTGTTTCCTTGAGGAAACCTTTCAGCATTGTATTTGGGTTCTGTTCTTTACTCATCTAAAAAATCTTTTAGGGTTTTTCTTTTTGGGGCAAAACTGATGTCCTGTCCCGACTTTTCACCCAGATCATAATCTGGATAGCGGGAGTTGTCAACAACATAATTAAAAGCTCTGAACTTCCTGTCTAAAGTCTCCTTGAGCTTAGGGCTGACTAGATAAGCCAATGAATAGAACTTCTTCTGAAAGTTTACTATATTCATAAACTCTAAAGAATACCTCTCACAGAGGGTGTTTAAGAACTTCATCTCCCTAGCGTAAAATGGACGCTTCCCTTTTTCGGGAACGTCCACTAATCTAATCAAGATGTTTCTCTTGCTTATCTTCTTAGGTTTGGCCATTCATGGCCAAGTTAACCCTTATTCATGTCATGGTCAACCATTTTTCTTACAAGTCCTAAGAAGTCTGTCTTGGGCTTCCACCCAAGGTTCCTGCGAGCTTCCGAAGAATCCCCCCATAACAACTCCACTTCGGCTGGTCTGTAGAACTCTGGATTCACACACATTAACACTTTTCCTTCATGTATATATTTCTCATCCACGCCTTCCCCCACCCATTCGCACTTCTCCAACGCAAAACCCGCAAAGTTAAAAGCTTGTTCCACAAACCCTCTAATGGTATGAGTGTTATTAGAGGATAGGACATACTCCCTAGGCTCTTCTTGGTTCAGCATCAACCAAACACCTTCTACAAAATCTTCAGCGTCACTCCAATCTCTTTTCGCATCAACGTTCCCCAACTCAAGAGGTTTGAAGTTATCTAATACATATTCGTTCTTGATACGAGCCACATTCTTAGTGATTTTTCGGGTAACAAACTCCTCTCCACGGCGAGTTCCTTCATGGTTAAATAACCAGCCTTGAATAGCAAATAGATCGTAGGAGTCTCTCCACACCTTAACCATGTGCCTCGCACTAGCTTTAGAAACGCCATACGGACTTCTTGGACGTATGGGGTGAAGCTCTGACTGAGGGGAATACAAAACATCTCCAAACTCCTCTGAAGAGCCAGCATTGTAATATCTGCAGTCGGGGCGGTGCTTACGAATAGCCTCAAGCTGATACAGAACAGCCATTGCATTAGTCTCCATGTGATTAACTGGCATCTTCCAGCTCACACCAACAAAAGAATTAGCAGCAAAATTGATAAAGTAATCAGGCTTCTCTTCGGAAATAACTAACTCAGTATTAGCTTGATCGGCGACATCAAGGTCTATCAACCTAAATCTAGGGTGGTCTAGAAGATGCTGGATGTTAACGTGGTTCTTGACACTTAGCCTACGAACACCAGCTATAACAGTATGTTCTGTGTTCTCCAAGAGATAGTCAGCCATAAAGCTGCCGTCTTGACCTGTGACTCCTGTGATAATTACTTTTTTCATTTTTTATTTTAAATCTTCTGGCCAATCAATATCTTTAGTCTCTTCGCCAGATAACTCATGCATATAAGGTGTTGCCCCTATTCTACATTTATATTTTAAAAGAGCTTCCTTTTTAATTCCATATAAACCCGTGGTTTCTTTAAGAATACCCTCTGTGTCTTGTGACCTTGGTAAAACACTGGGCCTGTAATTCACTGGCAATCCATTATACCAATACCATCCCTTATCTCTTTCGACGGTAAAAATGGAATCGTGTTTACTGGATTCTCGTAGCTTTTCTACACAAATTTTAATAGACTCCGCTTTTAAATTTGGTGCTGTAGCAAATAACTGAAAGTAATAATCACAATTATAAATTGACGCATGGTAATTCAACAAATCGTTGCCATTAGCATCATTTTGAGCTAAAAAGGCTTTTCTCAAAATAGTGTTCATTCCGTGCGATGCTGCGAATTCGCAAATCTCTGAAGAGTCGGTATCGACACAAATCTTGTCAAAACAATCAGCTTTCTTGGTTGCTAATAGAATGTGTTCATAAAGCTTCTTTCCGTTATACATCCGAAAATTTTTGTTCTCAACTCTTTCACTAAAAGCTTTGATTGGGATAAATGCATATGTTTTCATAATTCTTGAATGTGGCTACAAATATCTAGTCCTCCTGTAAACCAATCATTTTTAACATATTTATGGTATGGAGCATTTTTGTTGGCTCTAGAAGAATTACAACTAAATGTAAAATCCTTCAAATCAGACAAAGGAACAACCTCGAAAACACTCTTCATTAAGTCTCTAATGTTAATTTCTCCATCGAGGTTTTCAGTCGAAATTTTATGTTTGCAAAACATGTATCCCAAAAGTCTTTCGGCATGTAATTCAAGATTCTCAGGAGAAACCAGATAATCACCTTTGACTTTAAATTGAAATTTTTCAGGCTCCTCGCATAAAGTTTTACATAAAGTAAAAGCCGCTAAAAGCTTTTCTGCTTCTCCTAAAACCACATGGTCTGAGCAATGAAAAGTGCTTACGCTATTTTTGAGAAAATGAATGTTAGTATTGATAATTTTATCAGGATTTTTAACTAACTTTTCAACCAAAGCATTTATATCTGGATACAATTCATCTGACCTTAACTTTAAACAGTAATCAAATGAGCTTTTCTTAATTCCATTTAACGTGCTTAAACATTGTAGATAAAAATTACCATAGTTATAAGTATCTTTTAGTTTTTCGGGATAATCAGAAATAACAATATTAACAGGCTTCTTTGGAAGCTTGGATAGTTTTTCTAAATCAGAATCTACCCAAGAAGAAATTATGATCTCTCCAAAATCTTCATAAACATCAAGGTTCTGAATACTTAATAAATCAAGTGGCCCCTGTATTACAACAGAAATATCTTTTTTTGTTATCACTTTATTGTTCTTTAGCGTATTTTTTAAAGTGTGCAAGATTTAAATTTTTCAAATCTAACTCTACCCTTACTATATTTTTAGGGTCAACATAAACCAAACCGTAACTACCTAATTCTACGCAAAAATTAACATGATCACATAAACCATCTGTTGACCATTTTACTTTTTTAAACACATCTGTGTAAGTTAGAGCAAAACCCCCAAAGGCAGACGAACACTTCACAGGTTCCCCTAAATACCATTTCATCCTATCTACACCATTTTTAAATGGGCAGTCTGAGACCATTAACGTATCTTGTCTATTCGCATCAAAAAGTGGACAAACATCATAATAAGAGTCCTGCGACCTATCGGAGTAATAGTCAGGTATGTTTTGTCTGATATTGGGCGTTAACAAGACACAATCTTTTAGTTTGTTTATTTTTTCAATGTGCTGCTCTAAGTTGTTTTTATCAAAGATGACATCTGAGTCAATTAGAATTGTGTATTTACTTTTCGAACCTTCTAAGAGTTTTTTACACTTATTTCTGCATTCACATAGAAGCTGCATCCTTTCCACATCTGTCACGCTCCCAAACTTTTTTGCATTTAGAGTTTCATACAAAAACTCACCCTGCCTACCCTCCATCCACTTCTTTAATACATCCACAGTATTATCTTTAGAGTCATTCTCGTAAAAATAATACTCGAAATTGTAATCTAGAGACTCCAAGTCTTCAAACTGAGCTAGAGTTCTAGCTAAGTGAGGCTCACTATCTCTAAATAAAGAGTAAACAGCTATGGTATCCCTCATGCTACTGCATGATTATACCTTAAAGTTCCTCTTCTTCAACCACCAATTTAATCTCAGTCAGAAATGGGTAGGCATTTAGTAGGTCTTGATGCTCTGCAAACCCTTCATCATCCCAACTCCACTCACTATAAACCTCTTCTTCATCCCAAGCTAGGACTTCGTTAGAGACCATCTTGCTGACGGGTTTTTTAGACCAGAACTTACAGCTCCAATAACGAGGAGTTGTCTTATCTTTAGCTGTGTCACACTTATGTCTAGCCCTGAAGCTTCGGCGACGAGCTGGATCGTCACGTTTGATCTCCATATTTGGATCACCAAACTTAACCATGACTATATTGCCAGTCTTTGGGTTTTTGACGTAAACCCCATACTTCTTCTTTCCGCCTTTTAATCTAAAGGGCTTGTTTAAAGTTTTCTTTTCTGCGTCTGAGTATTCAAGGTCTTCAATCTCTTGATCTGACTCTTCATCAGTAATAGACGCTTCAAGCATTTCAAGGCGAGCTAAAACAAAATCAATTTCCTCAAACGCCCAAAAAGCTCCCCCTTGCTCCTCTAGGTAGTACTCTTCAGAGCCTTTAGCTACATCTTGGTCAGCAGCCCTGTAGGATTTCTTGACGTTTCCACCACGAACCATTTTTAAAAACATGTTTACACGGGCCATAGCCCATTGTCCCCTAGTTTTGCCGGGACGGTGAGAAGATGAGAAAGCTCCAGCGCCACGGCGGTAGATTTTCTTTAATTGGCCCAAAGTAACTTTTTTGGAGTGTTTTTCGTTATGTTCTTTTACCTTGTTTTTCAAAGATGTTACGACCTTCTCTGAAAAAGTAATAGATTTACCACCTTTGCCAGCAGAACCTTTTTCATTTTTACTAGACCCTTTCTTCCTTTCAGAAGGTTTAGCAGGTGTTTGAGCCGCCCCCTTTTTACCGGGACGCTTAGCCGCCTGAGAACTTTCTAAAAAATCCTTCGCTTCTTTTGAAAAATCGAACTCCATTATACTTTATAATACACTTTTTTTTATTAAAAATGAAATTAACCCTCGCAGGATGTACATGTAAGTATTGACCTAGCAAGCTCTTGACTAGGGTTAGCACTTCTCTGGTAGTAAAACCCCTTGATTCCATTCTCCCAACCATAAACCATAAGCTGGTTGACCTCCTTGAAGGGCGTTTCTGGTGGGACCATAATATTGAGAGACTGACCTTGATCAATATGCTTCTGACGTTGAACAGCTTGTATCACCACTTCTTTCTGAGAAATCTCACCAAATGTTTTGAAAACATCCTTTTCTTCCCTAGATAAAAAATCTAAATGCTGGACAGAACCCCCTTTGACTAGAATTGATTTCCAAACACTATCTGTGTTCTTTTCCTTTTCCTTTAAAAGTTTTTCAAGCTCGGGGTTTCTGTAACGAAATTTACCTTTTGCTAAATCTTTAGTAAAGTAATTAGAATTCAAAGGTTCTATAGAAGGAGAAACCTGACCAAGTATAAAAGAGCTACTTGTTGTAGGAGCTACAGCCAAGGTAGTTGTATTCCTACGTTCATAACCCTCACAATACATAGGTTCCCCTAATTTCTCAGATAGATACTTAGTTGCCTTATCACTACAACGGCGAATGTGTGAGAATATCTGACTATTGAGTAACTTAGCCTCCATACTCTCAAATGGTATCATACGACTTTGCAACAGAGAATGCCAACCTAATACACCCATCCCGATAGCCCGATGCCTTTTAGCAAAATTGTGAGAGGCTTCCATGAATGGTATCTTAGCTGTTTTCTGAACATACTCTTCCATGACAGCATCTAGGAACATAGTTAGTACCTGAACAGCATCCGTGTATTGAATTTCGTCCCAACGATAAAGGTTTATTGAAGACAAACAACAAACAAAAGACTCATCTTCTTTTGATGGCAAGCTGATCTCGTTGCAAAGATTAGAAGCATATATCTTCATATCCTTATCTTTATAGCAGTCGGGGGCTTGTTCATTAGCATTATCTTGAAAAAAGATGTAGGGGTAACCTGTCTCGTACCTCTTTTTTATAACACTCCCCCAGAGCTGCCGCTTTCCCATGTCTCCATCAACCATCTCCTTCATCCAAGAGTTTGTCACCGTCACTGCGAAAGACATTTCTTGAATAGGGTGCCCTTCACCACGTATTCTTAGGAACTCTTTAATATCTGGATGGTCAATAGGTAGGTAAGCTGCAAAACTGCCCCGCCTGACACTACTCTGAGAAACAACAGAGGTGACAGTGCTAAACAATTCCATAAAATGAACTGATCCTGATGACTCCCCACCGGAACTTATAGAGGCTCCACGACCACGGATATCTCCGAAATAACCAGATGTTCCAGAGCCATGCTTAGTCTGCATCCCCACCTCACATTGTTTTTCTAGAATAGCATCCATAGTGTCAGCCACATAAACACCATTACAAGAAATAGGCAACCCCCGCTCTCTGCCAAAGTTAGCCCAAACAGGACTTGCTAAAGAGAAGAAACCTCTAGCCATATAAGATTCAAAGCTGTCAGCAAAACCCGCTATACCTAAATAATCCTCAGCAGTCTGAGCTATCTGATTAATTCTTTGCTCTACGGTCTCACCTTCTAGTAGGTAACCATTCTCAAGAAAAGTCCTTGAATCTTCATTAAGCCAATAGTAGTTTTTCATTTATTATTTAGAATAGGTCTTCGACATCAAAAGATTGGGAATTCTTTGAGTATTCCACTGGTCTTGAGTGAAAAAAATCCGTCATATTATTACCCAACAACTCCTCCTCAAACCAGATTGTATTCTGAAGTAAGGTTTTGTCAATATCAAATGCAGATTCAAAGCCAATTTTATCCAATGAATCATTTATTCTATTCTTAATAAACTCTTTTAAGATCTCTTTACTGAGCCCCTTCTTGTTATAGCCCCCCACCATCCAATCAACAATTTTAGATTCAGCGTTGAATGCCTCGTGTGCTTCGTGGAGAATACGGGCTTCTAACTCCTTATCAAAAAGCTCAGGGTGTTCTTCACGGATAGTATTAATAATCTTAATACCAACTAGTGCGTGAATATTCTCTTCATTCCTCGTGTACTTTACCTGTTGCCCAGTATCCTTCAACACATTCCTATACCTGTTAAACCAGTTGATTATGTAGAACTGAGAAAATAACGATACGTTTTCCACAAAAAGTGTGAAGAGGATCAAAGCATAAACATATTGCTTTTTTGAGTCTTTGTAAAATCTATGGTTGTATTTTCGAAGGTACTTCACCCTACCTTCAATAAAATCTAATTTTAAGTTTTCCTCGAAAACATCCTGCAACCCCAAGACTTCTAGTAGGCGCTCATAAGCATTATTATGAATGACTTCTGTATTAGCCATGACATACCCCAAATCAGACAAAGATGGGTGGGGCAAGTTATCACCTAGTTTAGCCCAAAATTTCTTAACCGCCACCTCAATCTGACCAATAGCAGATAAGGCTCTCACATTGATCTGCCTCTCGTCTTCACTTAAATTAACCTTAAAATCTTGAACGTCACTAGTAAAACTAAACTCTTTATCGGTCCAAAACCCGTTGTGCATTGCTTCGATAAAATCTTGGGTCCACGGGTAGTGGTCTGGCTTTCGTGACATTTGTTCTGTGAAGATCATAACAAGTAATAATTACACCTTATCCCTGTTTTGGTCTTCAGTCGAGCGAAAATATTGTGATTTTTTTTTATTGACACGACCCCTTATTACACTATAATAACCGGGAACGGTTAAGAAAATCGAAAGAAACGTAACAGAAGCAGAGAAGCCTTTGATACAGTATACGTTATAGCTACAGGTTACGTTCTTATAATTATATTATAATATATATAATATACTGTAATAAGTTGACAATTGGATAAAATCGTATACAATAACAATTGTGAAGGATGAGGAATTGATTCTAAAGATTAAGGATGACGCCGACCAAGACTCTCTGCTAGAGTTGATCGACAGGCATTCTGGTATATACCATACTATGGTAGACCGTTTCCTATCTGGCCCGACTAATTGTAGTGATAAACAAAATTTCTTAGAAGACAAGAGCTTGGCAATTTACAACTCCGCAATAAACTTCGACCCAGAGAGAAACACAAAGTTTCCCACATACCTAGCAAACGATACAAAATGGAAGTGTTTGAATACACTAAACAAGAGGAAGAAGTTCACGCAATGTTCTCTTAATGAGGTCAGATCAGAACCATCTTCGGAGAATGGCATAACCTCAATGCAAGAACAGGAGGTTCTATCTCTGTTTAAATCGTTTGTAAAACAGGAGTGTGACGAAAAAACAAAAAAGGTTATTGACATGAGATACAATCAGTGCCTTAATAAAACAACTCCTTGGAGAATCATAGCTGGTAAAATAGGTATGAGTATTCAAGGAACGATAAATATCCACAATAGATGTTTATCACAATTCAAGAAAGTTAGTAATTATGTATAATACAGTAACAGCAGTAGGATATCTGGTTAAAGACCCAGAGATGAAGCAGACAAATAGTGGGAAAACCGTAACCCGACTTCGGGTTGGCATTTCTCCAAGCAATGCAAAAACAAAATGCTTCATTGACATTGAAGTATGGGATAAGACTGCTGAAGTAGCAGGTAAATACCTTTCCAAGGGCCGTGAGTTCGTCTTCAGTGGTGAACTTGCTATGGATTCTTGGGAAAAAGATGGTAAGAACTTCACCAAGTACTACATTAAGGGGCGTGATATCCAATTCCTTAATTCTGGTTCCAAAGATAAGAAGGATGACGATTCTAAAACTCCAGTGCCAGTAGGTGCAGGAGATGACGAAGTACCATTCTAATGAAGATCCTAGTAGAAGCACCTATTAATTCTCTCAGCCTTGGTAATGTTAGCTATAACATTATAAGGGAGTTGTTTGAGAAAGGACATGATGTTGCTATTTGGCCTATCGGAAATATAGACCTTAAAGCATATGATGTTCCAGATGAATTGAAGTCTAAGATCCAGAACTCAATCAATGATAGGTACTCCTACTTAGGTGAAGAAATTCCCTGTTTAAAAGTTTGGCATCTCAATGGTTCTGAAAATCGTAAAAATGAAAAACAATACCTGTATTCGTTTTATGAGTGTAATAACCCTACGGAAGTAGAAGAACAAATTTGCGATGCCCAAACTGAAACATTCTTTAGTTCTGAACACGCTGCTAACCTGTTTGGCAGCAGCTTCAGCCCTTTGGGTTTCGACAAAGACTTCAAAGAAACAAAAAAAGAATACCTGAGTGATGTTATTCACTTTGGTTTGATGGGCAAGTTTGAGCATAGGAAGCATACAGCTGCTATTATTAGAACTTGGCTAAAGAAATATGGGAATAACCCTAAGTACCAGTTATCTTGTTTAGTGAACAATCCGTTTTACAAACCGGAAGACATGCAAAAAACTTTGGGCGCTGTTCTTGGTGGGAAAAGATACACAAATATCAACTTCCTCCCTCATCTAGAGAAAAATTCAGAAGTGAATGAGTTTCTAAATGCAATAGATGTTGATTTAACAGGTCTTTCTGGAGCAGAGGGTTGGAACCTTCCTTCATTTAATGCAACTTGTTTAGGGAAGTGGAGTATTGTTTTAAACGCCACATCTCACAAAGATTGGGCTACGAAAGAAAACTCTATCCTGATAGAGCCTAATGGAGAAGTAGATTGTGTTGACAATGTGTTTTTTAAGAAGGGCTCACCTTTTAACCAAGGAACTTTTTATTCTTGGGATGAGGATCAGGTGTTGGCAGCTATGGAAGAATCCGAAAAGAAAGTGGGACAGACTAACACAGAGGGACAAAAATTGGCAGACAAGCTGACTTATTCTAACACTGTGGATGTGATTATGTCCCGTATTTCCAACGATTTCTAGAGTGGCATGTGTTATGTTAATAGTATGTTATGATTAATACATTATTTGACAATATATTCGAAGATTATTCAGTTAGACCATATAGCACCATTAGAGACAAAGGAGACTTTTACCAACTAAAGGTTGAGCTTCCCGGTTTCTCTAAAGATGATGTTGAGGTAGAGGTAACTGACGATCTGCTAAACATTGAGACCAAACCTAAGGAATCTAAAAAGAAATTTTCTGTAAAATTAATGAAAAAAGTTTACACAGAAAACATAACTTGTAAGATGGAGAAAGGGTTACTCCTCGTAGAGTTACCTAAAAAGGGGGTGGTTAAACCTTCTAAGATTAAGGTCAATTAAACAGCGGGGGTGGAAACGCCCCCGTTTTTATTTATAATAACATATGCCTCTTTACACTTACCGTCATCCAGACACAGGAGAGGAGAAAGATCTTCTCCAATCAATGAATGATGAGCATATCTATATTGACGAGTTCGGCCTTGAGTGGAAAAGGGTGTTTACTGTCCCTCACGCATCAATTGACTCAAACATAGACCCTTTTAGCCAAAGTCAATTCAGGGACAGCACAGGGGCAAAGAAAGGTACTGTGGGTAATATGTTAGACTACTCAGAGGAGATGAGCCAACGTAGGGCTGAGAAAGCTGGAGGAGAAGACCCTGTTAAGAAAAAATACTTCGACGATTACGCTGCGAAAAGAAATGGTCAGCGACACGTTTCAGAACTAAAAACTTACGAGAGTAAGAATGTCAAGGTTGATTACGATTAAAGACCAAATCTACCTTTGGTAGCATTGTAGTTTTGCAGTATCTCTGCTTGCGTAAGAGCTTTCTCATACACTCTAAAGCTTGCGATATTTCCTGTCCAATCTTGAATGCTTGAATAAGTTCTAGCACTACCTACAACTAGATCGTGAGAAAATTGATAACTAGTTATTGTATCAGTAGCTTTAAGTTCTGAATTTGCGTATAATTTTGCTGAAGATCCGCTAAAAGTCAAAACAGTATGGAACCATTCATTAGCTGTTATAGAGAAATCTGTATCGGTTTGATGCCAGCCCCTATCTTGGATTCCCCAAGCTAAGTTTCCACCTTTACGCCCAACGTAAACTCTTCTATTATCAGACCATCGACTATTAAAGAATAAAAACTCTTCGGCAGAAGTCCCAGACTTTTTAGCCCAAACTTCATAAGTTAAATCTTGAGTTGTTGGGTTTTTTCCTGAACCGTAATTAGTGCTAACTCTATCTTCCGTACCATCAAAAACAATAGAATCATTACTAAATGAAGCATTAACTATTGTTCCATTATTACCTTGACCACTTCTGTCATGCCAAGTCGAACCGCTTCCAGAATAAGATAGCTTATCGGAACCATCTAGTGCTAGAACTAGATTATCAGTAACAATGTTTTTGCTGTTTTTTATTTTTAAACCCATTTTATTGATTTTCTATTTCAAAACTGAAGCTGAGTGAGTAATTCATGTTGTCATTAACATCCATAGAGTAGGCAGAACTTTCTAATCTCAGAGAATCAAAAGAGAATGTATTCTGATACTCCCCGCTTCTATCTTGTATCTTTACGTCAAAATCATAACTTGATTCTGTGTTCATCAGTGCCGCCAATTCACCAGTAGCAAAACCAGAAACCAGAAGGTCCATACTTACAGATGCTGTTATAGGGTATTGTATTTTTCTTCCATACACATAGTCACTACCCAGCCCATGAAGGTCTGTTCTTTGAATGGGGATATCAAAAGCAAAAGATTGTATATGAGCATCGCCACTTATAGGCGCACCACCGACTTCTAAGTTCTGTAGGGTTAGTTCAACATGATCTGGCCCACATAAAGGCGGGTCAAACCTGTTGATGTTGTTGTAGTAGTCAGAACCACTTACTCTTGCGTCTCTTAGGTCAACAGCACCAACATTATTGTTGTTGCCTGAGTTAAGATTGATAGCTGGGTTCTCCACCCCAGTGAATGGACCGTTAACTACAGTGAGATTAGAGCATTTATAAGAAGTAGATACCACAGGTAGAGATCCTACTGAAAACCCAAGCGAGTAACTTGTCAGAAATGCGTTGCCTACACAAAAAGCTTCGGATGCTGCTGTTAAATTCGCCACAGTAGAAGCATTATCAACAATTAAGTCAGAACCTTGATCCTCATGGTTAACAATGTAAAAATTCTGATCATCATTAGTGTAGCCTTCAAAAAAACCAGTACCAACATAGGAGGGGTTTGAATTAGACAGTCCTAGCAGATTTTCATTGAGCATGGCAGGTGTGTAGTAGTAGTCGATACTCAAGTCTACGTCTGGCATACGGGTTATATCATTTACAGCTAAACTTTGAGAGCCAATCTGTTTAGATTTCTGCCTATCTTGGGAGAACCCTATAGACACACTTTGAACGGCACTCATAAAAGCCCCACTCATGGTTGCTCCATCCCTATCTGATGTAGTAAAAGCTGGTCTTTGCCCAGCAATCACAAGAGAGTTATTACTTTTTAATATATCTCTGGCCATATTAAGTATCTGTTGGAATTATACCTAGAACGTCTTCTACTAGGCTTACTTGTAAATCGTTTGAGTTAAAATAGTTCCAAGTGTGGGTCCAAGAAGGGGAGTAGAAAACCTTTGGCCTATTATAAATAGATGGTATTTGATGTCTAAAGTTTCTATAACCACCTTTCGTTTCTAGGAAGTGGACCATAGCCTTTAGTTGTTTGTTCGATATGTTTTTAAAGGAGTAGTCTACTGGGAAGGTTGCATTGTTGTCATTAGACTTCACTCTTTGTCTAAAGGAGTTTTTAAATTCCAACTGCTCGTTCTTAAAATTAACAGAGTTATTAAACCCAATATCAGGCTCAAAGAAAAACTCTTGACTCCACTTACTAGAAGACCCTGTAGGCCCATCAGCACTAGTAGATGACGAAGTGTGGTCTTCGGTGCAATAATAGAAGTTATTTAATTTGTTTGTATTGACGCCACTGTAGATTATATCGAACTTGTCATAAGAGGTTGATGTTGCCCAGTTCACTAGTGTGTAATTAATAAAATTCATCCCCGACCAATTCAAAAGGTTTGGGGATTGGTCTACAACTATAGAAGCATCCAGTTCGTAATGCTGATTATTAACATGGTTAATAGAGTAACTGTCGCATATCCCACTAACTGTATTGTAAGTTGTGTCATTAAAGGATATTGGGAACATCTGGTCACCATGTTTGTCCTCAAAAAAGACGGCGGCTTTTTGAGCATTGATTTCATTTGTCTCATACCTTAGGTTGAAAGTAGCCTCTAAGTTATTCAACGAATTAGGGAGTGTGTTTGTGTAAGAGTCTTTAGTATCGTATTGGAATAGTTTAGAGTTGAACGAAACTGAGGAACCGTAACTAGGAGTACCGATTCCTGATAAAGCAGACTGCAAGGCTACCCCTGATATATTCTCATCTCTATTATAAAATAAATCACTCATGACCGACATAACTAAGGTTTAAACGTAAAGATCCATCAGCAGACATACTTAGGTTTTCTGAAACAAGGGAAGCATTGGGGACTGTTAAAGCTTGGATGTTGGCCCCTGTCCTTCCATCTATGTCGAAGCTTACCGTCTTGTCCTCCCTAGAGTTCAAGAAATTAAATCCACTCTCCAAGAAAGCATCATCCACTTCTATTTGAACACTAGCTGAGTATTGTATGGGTGGAATGAAGTCTACACTAACTGCTGATTCTTGACCTATAGTATAGTTCCCTTTTCTTTTGCAAGCCAATGAGTAATCGAAACCTATAACACGGTTTGTTGTCACATTGTCGCATGTTATAGAGATGCTCCCCTGACTTGGTATGTCTATAGTTGGGTGAGCTACTACACCTGATGCGCTTTCTCCACTCCTAAGTTCATCAACAACAAAGAATTGAGCATTCACCTTTGGCACAGAACCAACAGCGCAATTAACTGAGTAATTAGAAAGGTAACCACTCTCAAAACCATACGCACTGCCATTGTAATGCATGCTGCCAGACATATTAACATCACCTGTGTAGCTCAGGATGGGATCATTATAAATCAAATATCTAGAGAATGAGACCTCTTGTTGAGTAGGCCCAGCAGTAGTGGTCATGCCTTTGCTAGTCCCAAGTGGGGTGACCAAACCTTTGGCACTTGAGTAGGACATATCGAAGTTTTCAATCCCGGACAGTTCTTGCCCAGAGATGAAAACCCTTACTTCGTCATTGTATCTTGCTCCAAACATTACTTCCTAAGTTGGCCTCCCAATCTCTTTTCGTCTGTGATGACTTGTTTAACTACTGTTTTGATTCTTTCTGACAGCCTCTTCTGGTCTTCAGAAGCACCCTCAGAGGTCTTGACGTTTTCTTTTCCTTCGCTATTTATAGTGATATTAATTTCGCCTCCAGTAGCATCTTCAGTAGCACTGATCAGCTCATCTAGTTTTCCTACTAACTGAGAATTATCTCCACCTCCACCAGACCCTGAGTTAAGAGCTTGTAAATTTCCAGCGCCTAGTCTCTTAGTAGCAGCAGCGTTCATAATAAACTCTCCTCCTGATAGCATGGTCGGGACAGTGTCTACACCTGAAGCGTTGGAGACCATTCCTCCGGTAGCGAAGCTGAATGGTAAACTAGTATTCGATGCACCTCTTAATACACCATCAGGTCCATACATTACTGGACCTCCGGGAAGACTATCTAAGATATCTTGTTCATTTCCGAAGGAGGAAATGTAACCATTCCCGATTTCATCATCGAATACTGGCACCCCTTTAGGGATATTGTTCCCAAAATAACCAGCTCCGAAATTTCCAAAACCACTAGACCCACCATCAGTAACTGCAGTCCCAAGTATGTTAGCTCCAAACCCGGTTAAACCTTTTGCGATTTTTCCTAGTCCTTGAGTTGTCGCAAACTGCGCCCCTAGGTAACCTGCCCCAGCACTTATTCCAGCAGAGAGGATATCTTTTAAGAACTGCCCTTTGGATTTCTTGGCGGCCCTTCTTGCCTCATCTTCCTGCGCCATTTCTGCAATAGCCAGATCGAAGGCTTGTCTTTTAGCCCCTTGGATCTGTTCGAACTGCTGACTGTTCCTACGACCGAACATGCTTAACCTAGCACTCTCAGGATCTAGAAAAGCTGCTGTAGCACCTCCCTTTATGAAGCTATCCCCACCCATCCTGTTAGGAGATTGGGTGGCAAAAGACATAAGGTCGGCAGCTCCACTTATATAACCAGAAGATGATGATGGGGTTCTAAACATACCTTCATTATCTCTTCTCTGCCTTACAGAACCTCCCGAAGCGTAACCTGAAACCCCACCATTGTTCAAAGCATTAAAGAAACCTGCGCCATACTTTTGAACAGCACTTTTCCTCATAACAAATTCGCCGCCCATCAGCATAGCAGGGACATCGTCTTTGTTGCCAGAACCTCCAGAAATAAAACCACCTGCTGCAGCAGTTTTGACTTGGACTTCATCTTTAAGACCTTTGCCAAAAACGCCAGCAAAAGAATCAGTCAAGAACTTTTTACTGTAAGCCCCTGTGATATCACTTAAAAATTGTTTTCCGATACCAAGTAAGGCTTCACCTAGGTCATCTGCGCCACCAATTGCATTTCTAAATGCTTGATCCATATTCATCATAAACTGAAACGATGAATCTATTAGATTGTCTTTTAGTTGAGAGCTTGTTTTCAGAGAATCCCCAAACTTGTCAGACACCCTCTGCCCCATAGACCTGTTTAGCTTTGCAAGATCAGGGTCAGGAAGGTTTGCTTTTTCCCTAGCGTTTTGAACTTTTACGTCAGCTAACCTTCTTTCCTCTGCTTGCCTCTTTAATAGCAACCTTCTATCACTCTCTAAACCGGGCTTTTGATCTGAATTAGCTGTACGTATGGATTCTGTTAATTTCTCCATAGCTACCGTCTGATTTGATACTAGTTTAGCTCTATTTTGTTCTTCTATGGTCAAATTATTAGAATTAACTTTGCTTCTCGCATCAGCCATCCCAACGGAGCTAAAACCTCCGAACTGCAAACTCTGACCTATTCTAATGTTTTGAGTTTGCAAGTCAGAAATTATTTTCCCTGCGTCAGCCGATCTTTTGAGACCTTGCATCTCAATTTCTTCGTTGTAAAGTTGATTAGTAGTTTTGTCTGCAAAAACACCTTGACCAACACCAATTTGGTTCACAAACCTCTGATCCAATATCTTCTTTTCTAAGCCGAAAACTTCTTTTAAACGTTCTATAGCCTTTTGCAAGTTGTCAACCTGAGCTGCCCCCAGATCACCTTGAAAACCTTGTAGTTCTAATATGCTTTTTAGCGAATCAATTGTATCTGTATTACCAGATAGTATTTTTTTAGTAAGTTCAGCTACACCCTCCTTGCTAATTGCGATACCTTTTATTTTCAAACCTTCTTCTCCGACCAGCTTAAGCATTTCTTTCTCAAGCTCGATGTCTTTTCGATCAAGAGCTATTTTCCTCTCCATTTTTAAAATGGTCACAGCTCCTAAATTATTCAAAGCTTTCTGCTGTTCTAGGAAATTTTCAGCATCATTCTTTTCATCCAGCCGGAGTGTTTTCATTTTAATGGCATGAGCTATTTCAGCCTTGGCAATATCGTCATTGATAGTTTTTATCTGGGATGCGTTTTTCTTTTTTCTTTCGTCAAGAGTTTCTTGAATTAGATTCTTTCTCTGATCCTCCCTAAGATTTGGAGCTATACCAGCTGTTTTAAAAAAAGCAGACGAGGCTGGGTCACCGCCAACACGATCAAGATCCCTATCAACAAGTGACTTGCCGACGGGTAGTGGTCCTTGGGCTAAAGCTTCTAACTCATCAAGACTGAGTCCATCTAGGGCGCTCTGGAAGTTTTTAGCCCCTACTCTGACCACCTTGGCAAAGTTCTGGAAAGCTAACCTAAATAGATCTAATTCACTAGCATCAAGTTCGCTCTTATAATTGTCTAGTATCTTATCAATCTCAGCAGAACTTTTGCCCAAAGATTTGAAGCCAGATGCAATACTTGTGAAACTCTTTTTTAATTCAGCTTGGGAAGATTCGTCCCCAGCAAAAGTTCTATCCACAAGCTGCCTTACCTCCCCTGTGTCTGGGTTTATACTATAAATATCTCTTTGTTCTTGCCCTTTCTCGGCTTGCAAAGCCCGCCTCTCTATATTCCTTTTCCTAGCAAATTCAGGGGACATACTGTCTAAAAGAAACTCGCTTGGACCTCTCTGGCCAACAATATTTTTTGCCTCTATATCTCCTTCTATCTTAGCACTTTTACCCACCAAACCAAAAGCAAAAGTTAAGTCATCAGAAGCTTTTTCCAGCCTAGCCATAGCGCTGACAGTTTTTAAGCTTTCATTTCTTATCCCGTCGTTTGTCCCATCCAATTCTGCCACTACATTCTTGACCAATTCAAAACTACCAACAGCTACACCCACAACCGTACCAAGCGAACCTAGTTTACCCATAAGACCACCCAGTTTTCCGGTTATAGCTCCACCAGCCTCCTCTAAGCCTTCACCCATGTCTTTCAACGCTGAACCAGCAAAAGCAAAGCTTGTAGCTGTGGAGGCAGCATCAGACACTGCATTAGTTAACTGAGCGAATTTGCTTTCAGAATCCCCAGTTATAGCTGTAAGAGCTGTCAATCCAGCTTGTAGGCCGAATATCATTCCTAATTTATCTCTTTGGCCCTTCTGAGTCTTGTCCTCTATTTTTAATGAATCAAGAGCTTTGCTGTTAACTTTCTTCCTTACAGAATTGTTTGTCTTAATCTGAGCTGTGAAAGATTTTAAACTTTTCTCAGCTTCTCCCCTAGTCATCGTGCCTTTCTTAAGAGCTTTGTTGAGAGATCTTATTTCAGCATTCAAACCTTTAAGGCTGGCTTCTACAGGTCTGGATTTAGTTCCGAAATCTGACATCTCTAAATCACCCTTTGCAAAGTTAGGGATAGCACCAGTGGGTTCATCTCTAGTATTGGTAACAGCAAGGCCCATTGGGTTCTGCGAGTTTCTAAGTTTGCCGCTCTGATTTATTCTAATCTGGCTGACAGGTAACCCGGCAGCTTGCTCCCTTCCGATAGCATCTTGGAGAGGGTCTGCGAAGTTTGGGATGTAGCCGGAAGCACTACGCTTGACGAAACCGCTAAACACGCCAGTTTTTGCAGCAAAGGAAGGTCTTTTTCCTTCTGGTGTATTGGCATTTATTTTTTCTATGTCGCCTGCAGTTATTGTGTGAATCTTTGAGTCGGAAATTATGCCAAACCTTTTAGCATCGTTTCTGGATAATTTCTTACCTATCAACTTACCTGTCTGAGGAGCTTGTTTCTTCTGCCCCTCTACACCCATAACCCTGTGTATCTTGGCGGCAGCAGATGCTACATTATCAGGATTGTTTTTTCCCTTAACTTCCCCATGCAAGGGTTTAGTTCCAATACCATACAGCTTTAGCAATTTTTCCTGACCCTTCAAGTTTAAATCAAAATTAGAAGTCTCGGCCTGATCTGCATAGTTTTTAAACTCTTCATCTGTCAACATAGAAGCTAAAGCTAGCTCGTATATGCTACCAGCAAAACCTGCTACAGCTCCGCTATTAACTTTTGCCTTGATAGCGCTTTCTACCTGCTTAGTAGGCAGGTGTTTTGTCAGCTCTCTAGACTTCTTGAAGCCTTGGTCTATTGCGAAATCCTCATACTCTTTTATGTACTCGTTGACTGTATTTCCCTTGTTGGCATCAGTAAGGCCATAAACAGGGACACGAATGGCCAAAGCTCCTTCTTGGTCAGTTACATTGTACTTTCCAGTCTCCGGGTGGTAGTACGCCATTTTATTGGCGTTAGTCTTCCCATGCTCACCGTGGAGCATAATATACCTACCTTTGGAATTTATAGGGTCGCCTTGGGCGAAGTTTGGGATATACCCACTAGCAGCTCTCACCTTCTTAGCATTAGCAGGAAGGCCCATCGAAGATGCCATATTCTGATTAAAAATAGCATCACCACCATTAGCATAATTAGGTACAATATACTCGCTACTGTTAGCAACCATAGTTCCTCTTTTGCCTCCACCAAAAGCAAAGTTAGGTATAACAACAGGTTTAGCAGAAGAAGGTGCGCCACCCACACCACGAGATATATCAGCACTCTCAGCCCCAATAGGCAGGAACCCTCCCGCTGCGCTCTTAGAACGTGCAGCTTTGGTGTTCGCTGCCACACTCGGAGTTATACCCTTGGAGATTGACTGCATCTGCTTCATCACTGTGAGCTGAGCGTTCATAGCTGCAGCAATAGCTTCAGCTTGCTGCTTTCGCTTTTCCTCTACACTGATACTTTTATTCTCTATAGATAGAATATCCTGCCTGATAGAAGAATCATTCAACAAAGCTGCTGTAATCTGGCCTTGTAAATTGGCATGTTCTTTTGCTGCTTGATTTAAACCGAAAAATGTTTTTAGGGAGGATGTTCCGAACTTGACGAAACCAAAAGCTAACTTGGTGACAACAGCTCCTAATAAAACTAATCCCGGCCCACTTAATATAGCACCAATGCCTTTGACTAGACCTTTTGCGAAAGTACTGCCAGCACCCTCCCCATCTAAAGTCCCTTGCAAACTTTCAGCTATGCTATTAAAAAACCCAAGGACATTTTTTAGGTTGTCTGTTACACCTATCTCCCCAAGGGTATTGCCCAACTCCTTCATGTTGATGACAGCAGAATTTAAGGCTGCTGACAAAGTATCATTCAGAGCTATATTTCTTTCGTAAGCTTCATTGGTAGCGCCGAATGATGTTTTAGCTATCTCATTACTCCTTACTACTTCTGCGTTGTATTGCTCAAGCAAAGACAAAAATGGGGCAATTTGAAATTTGCCAACGAGATTATCCGCTAAATTAACTTTAGACACTTGGTCTAACTTAGCAAATGTTGGGGCCAAGTTCTCAATGACTTTATCAGCAGACAAAACGTTACCTTCCAAGTCTGTCACCTGAACCCCTAGGTTCTGTAGGCTTTTAAGTCTGTCTACATCTTGGATTCTTGTGAATATAGTTTTAAGAGAGTTACCTATCACAGCTCCACCACGAGCTGTTTTTTCTTGCAAAGCCCCTATTATGCCTAGCAATTTGTCAAATCCCACCCCTGTAGAAACAGCCACAGCACCAGACCGTTTCAAACCTTCAATTAAATCTCTGTCTGAAACAGCTGCGCTAGCGGCAGCAGCCGATATCTTGTTAAGAACCTCCGCACTAGTTATACCAGACTTGGAAAAAGAGTTTATTGCCGCTGTAAGACCTGAAACAGAGTCAGCAGCGCTTAGCCCAGATAAACGAGATAAAACCAAAGCATCATTTAATCGTTGGGTGACCTGTTCAGCTTTTAAGCCTTGGCGAGACAGTTCCAAAGCAGCCTCGGCGACAGCCCCGAAAGTCTGCTCTGTGTTCCTAGCTACATCAAACAGAGTGTCTTTGAAAGTACTCATTTGAGCGTCAGTTTGCCGCAAAATAGAGTTAATGTTGGCCATACTCTTTTCGACCTCAATGGTCGTCCTAACCAACTCTTGCATACCTTTAGTAACGGCAGCTATAACACCTACAGAAGCACCGAAAGCTAACACACGAGCGTTAGCAGCTTCCATAGATTTGGTAAATTCATCTGCCTTTCCAGTCAACCTACCTAATGGTTGAGACAAGGCATCAATGTTTCGGGTGTTCCCTAAGTTGAGCTTAAGATTCCTTCCGGCCTTCTTCATGCCTTCTTGAATGCTTCTCTCTAATCCTGTTTGTGTTACTTGTAATTGAAGTGGCATAATCCTTTACCTTTGTATATAGTATATACACAAAGATCAGACATCATGACCTGCTAATCTCATCATTTGTTCCATATTAAGCTTGCCACCAGCCTTTTCCATTTCTTCAGAAAGGGAGACAGTCTTACCATCAGAAGCTATCTGTTGCATATCTTCTTTTGTTGCACCAAAGACAGCAGAAGCGTCAGCATCATCTCTTATTCCAGAACTTACCTTTCCTGAGTCTTTGTTCCTTTGGTTCTCTGAGAAAGCCATAAGTTTGTCAGGGTCTTCCTTTATATTGTCTGGAATGTCATCTGTGTACTGGAATATACTATGGAAAACTTTCCCATACATAGCAACTTTAAGCTGGTAAACAGAAAGAGTTACAACAGCTTGACCATAAAAATCATTAATATTTTCACAATTACTGAGATACATACTAAAAAATGGTCTAAGGACAGCCCATTTTATATTTTCTTCCCCAAGCCTTTTTGCACTACCATTGACGATATTGCCTAGGTTTATAACTTGGTGAACCTCCAACTCAGCAAATTCTTCTTCAGAGAACAAATAATTTCGAAAACTACTGTCTTTGAACAAAGAGAATCTTAACATCTCATCCCCACATCTTGAGGTGGCGTAAGATTCCGCTGTAACACCGACAACCTCTGCTCTCTTAGACTTTAAACCGTAGAACTCTTTTGACTTGTCCTCTATGTTCTTTGTGAAAACTTCTTTTTGGGAGGGTAAAAATATAGCATCTCTAGTCTTCTTCAAGTTAGAGATCTCGCTTTCCAAGGAGGAGATCTTTAAGTCGTCTTCCGCATCCCACATCCCATCTTTTTTGAGACGCTCCAACATAGCGCTCTCAGAATCTATACCTTTAACTAAGGCTATATTCTTGTATTTCTCGTAGTAATTATGTATATATCTTTGGTCCCTAATATTCAAGTGTTTGACGAATACTTCCTGACCTTCGAAAAAGTCAGTGCTGTACCCGTCAAACACTTCTCCTATTAAAGAAATGTAGAACTCGTCGCTATAGTTCACCAGATTCTACCTTTTTAATCAACTCCTCAAATTCGGACGGGGATGAGGCTTGATTATAAAACCAGAAAGCGAGTACCGTAGAAACTTTCTTGATTACTTTCTGGTAAAAATCTGAGGACTCTTCTTCTTTAGAGTAGTAATCTTCAGTCTTTTCTTCAAAATCGTCCCCAAGAAAATAGGGAATAGGTTCTTCATCTTCTTCTCCATGAATGTATGTCAAGTTGACTGCATACCATAAAAGTAATTTATTCTGCGCTCTTACATCAGCCGTGTGATCGAAGAGAGATTGTAGACCAGATTCAACATTAACGAGTTCCCTTTTTACTTCAGCGATCTCAGATTTTAACTGCTCTAAACGTTTCTTTTGCTTAGCATCTGGTTTGTCTACAGTGTCAAGCTTCATATATTCATTCTGAAGCTCTAAAATTCTTGTGTAAAGTTTCCCGTACTCTTTGAACCCATCCTCCGAAAAGGTTCCCCCGGTATCAGCATACTTCTTAGCTAACATAGCTTTTGTAAGTATGCCTTGTTTGACACACTTACTGATCTCGATAGAGTACTGAAGCTCTGCATCTTCTAGTTGGCGTCGAGACGGACGCTTGATTTTAATTTCGATTGGGACTTTTTGTTTTACCTTTTTCTTGGTAATAGTCACCTCACCAGTTTTTTTATTGGTGCGCTTACTCTCTTTGTCCACCATCTCCTCTTTGTCGATGGTAAATTGGTACAATGTTTTAAATTCCATAGCTTATTCCCTATTTAAATATAAATTGAACGCTGTAATTTTCTATTTCATTTTGCATGTTTCTAAGGCTTTCATTCCCGTAATCTAAGATCCTTTTACGAATCCAAGCTACTTTTTCGGGTGTGAAATGATCTGCGGCCCTAACTATAGAATGGTACTCTTCTGGTAGCTCTTTATACAACTTCTCATAATGAAAATCATGGTCTTGTTTCATGTCCTCAACCATCATAAGCATCATTTTAAAGAGAGATCCCACCTCTTCATTAGACCTTCTATTTAAATTTTTTTTAGCATTCATCCTTAAACCTATATAATTATACGAAAAAAAGTGTAATTATCAACATGTCAGGGTTTTTATCTAGTGATACTATCACATCCATCAGGTCCAAGTTCAGTACTTTGCATACAACTTTCGCAAGAGATATAGTTGTTTTCAAGGTCAGTAAGCAGGAAGTTATTGTGTCTACAAACACAAAGTATAATCCAATCTACGGTCGAACCAACCAAGGGAGGAAGGTGGAGCAGGAAACAGTTGTATCTCAAACCTTCAAAGCTAGGATCTATTATGTTGATTCAGATCAAGAGGAGATCACAGAGGCCCAAGACAAGGTTTTCTTACCCAAGGGTTCTATTAAGATAATCGTAGATGAGACTGCTTACGCTTATATTAGAGAAGCAAAAAATATAACTTTTGATGAGAACAAGTTCAGTATCGCCAGTCAAGCTAGCCCATATGGGTTTACAGACAACCAGTTTTTTATATTCTACCTAGTCCCATTGGACGAAATCTAATGGCTAAATTACCACTAGACGTTCAGGCTGCAATAAGAGCGCAAGTACCTAAACTAGTAAAGAAAAAGTTTAGAAAAAGCATCGATGACAAGTTCAAAGATGTCAAAAAAGATATGATCAACGAATTCATGTCGCATCCTGTTACCCAAGAGTTGCTTCAGGGTCCAGATGGGGTAAATATAAGTGGAACACTAAATGGCATCACGAATCTGTACGCATTTATTGGTTTTGATGATGGAGATAACCCAGTGCAACCAATACTTGATATACTAGAGGATATAAAAATAACGAAAGATATAGAGCAGACAACATATGGAGTAGGTCGCAAGTATGACATAAGTATGCCTACTGCAAAAGATATATTTTCGGCCACACCTATGCCTTGGGCCACAGGCAGAAGTTGGGCCAGAGGTATTGAAACTGGTATATCTGGATTAGGTTATCTTTTAAGAAAAAGCTCACAAAACAGCAGATCAGGTGTAGCTATACAGAGTAACAATAAAGTTAGGAGCGGTAGGTTCAAGAACGTTCAATATATATCTGCCCTAATAAAGAAGTACGAAAAAAGATTTGATAAACTAAAATGATTGAACAATTCCAACATAAATTTACGAACTCCTTTTTACTTTGGTTCGATAACTTTTTAACAACAAAGGGTCAAGCTTATCAGGAGGTTTCAGGACAATTATACCCTACTACCGACTATCGTGTTGATAGCGACTACAATGTATACACAAGCTCATTCAAAGAATGGGTTTATGAAAGTGGGCATGGCAATATTCCTACCGGGGTAAAGGACGCCAATAACAACACATATGATCGTAGTGATGGTGTTGTCTTTGATTTTAACAATGGCAGGGCTTTGGTACCTGACACTATATCGTTAACCTCCCCAGTGACAACTTTGCCAACAGGTTACCTTAGGAAAGAATTTAACGTATATTTCACAAATGATACAGAAGAAGACATTATTGTTGACCGAAAGTATGATTTTGGTGTAAATGATACTGGAGCTATCGCTCCATACGATCTTGCTGTCCCTGCTGCTTTCCTGTCAGTAAATGCGGTTGATAATGACCCATTTGCTTTCGGAGGAGAACAAGAGACAACAGTTAGGGCAAAGGCAGTAATTTTAGCAGAAGACCCTTTCCAATTAGACGGGGTTCTTTCTATCTTCGCAGATTCTCAGGATGAGGTGTTTAATCAAATACCTATGAGTGGACACCCTATAGATGAAAATGGAGATCTCAAAAGTGGAGAGAATTACACATACACAGGTTTAGCTTCTGAACATACGGGTGGCCATCCATTCTTTGTGAAGAATACACAAACTTCTAAACTCACTCAAAAAGCAATGAAAAACTTAGCCAATGAACTATATGTCGGATTCGTAGATTTCGACATTCAAGTGCATAGGCATAGATTTTCTTAATTTCACATTTACCCAAAAAAATTGTAAACATTAAAAAATAAACTATTATGGCCAGAAACAGAGTTATTTACCAATCGGAGGCGTTATACATCAGTGATGATGCGTCTAGCACAGCTCATGCAAATCACAAGCAGCTCCATCGAGTGCAGAGCGCTAACTACAACTTTAGTATCGCACGTACAGATATCAACCAATACGGACAACTAGGACGCTTGGATTCAATCGTTCTTGAGTCTCCGACTGTGGGTGTAGACTTCAGTTATTACCTGCATGACGGGACTAACGAAGTAAACCTAGGTTTTGCGGATAGCACCAGTTTTTCAGCAAATGGTTCAGTAGGATTTCTTTCTGGACACTTTGTAGAAGGTTCAGGTAAAAACCTTTATATTGTTACTTCCCCTGAGGGACAAGATGTCAATATACAAACTGAAACATCGACAGGTTATTCGACTATCGGAATAGGAAACGCATACTTGACAGACTATTCCTTGGAGGCTTCAGTAGGTTCCATACCAACTGTCTCAGTAAGTATGGAAGGTTTGAATATAAACGGAGATGCCCAAGTAAGTGGAAGTGACGCTGGGATTAGTGGGATTTCCTCTCCTGCCGTTAAAAGGGAAGACGGGGCAAACTTCACTACAACCCTAGCTGCATTGCCAGCTCCGAGTGATTTAGATTCTGCTGTAGCAGCCTTGCGTCCGGGAGATATTGTTATCAATTTCGGCACAGCTGCCACTAGTGGTACAAAGGGGCCAATCGCAACATTGGGCTCTGATGCCTCAGCCTCCCACATCCAAAGTTTGAGTTTGAACACATCTGTTTCTAGAACACCTATCGAGAGGTTAGGCTCTAGGTTCGCTTTCGCTAGACCCGCAGACTTCCCTGTTACTGCTTCACTGTCAATTAGTGCAATCGTTAACGATATTACAGCAGCTTCCCTTAACGCTATTATAGACGATGAAGTTGGTTCAGATATAACCATCACGTTTAAAAACCCCGGAGGAACAGCACAATCTGCTTACCAACTTAAAAATGCCAAGCTAGACTCTGAGTCATTCAGTTCATCTATCGGCTCCAACAAGAGTGTAGACTTGACATTCTCATGCTCTATCGGTGGCCCAGCTGATAACGACAACAATGTTTTCTTCTCAGGCGCACAAAGCTAATATTTAAGAGATTAATCAAACAAAAACCCCACCGAAAAGGTGGGGTTTTTTATGTACGTTTATATGTTTTTAAATTAAATAATTAAGAGGGGTCTCCAGTGTAGATCTCACCCTCAAAGCCGCCCACTTGTTGGGGTTTAGCTTCATATATATTATATTTAGCCACTAGGTCGTCTAGCTTGGCCTTAGAATCGCTTGCAAGACCTTTATAGACCTTGGCCACCTCGTTACGGTTAACGAACGTCACAGCGGATTCTCCGTCCTTTAAAGACAATATGCTAGAATCGTTAGATGCGTTGGTAATACCTCTTAGAGCATTTCTAGATTGTTTACTATAATAATTACTGAGATATAGCTCCTTATGGATGGATTGGGCTTCTGTATCTAACACAGCACCTGTACCACTAAAGTCTTGATGAATCAAAGTATTTAATTGGCCCAGATTGTTCTCCATCCAAGCTTGAATAGAGCCTGAGGTAATGACTGAAGAATCACTATCAAACTCATCTTGAAATACATCAACAGCTAAATCACTAATAATACTCATGTAATAACTTACACTTTAATCTTCTAACTTACCAAAAGAAGTTCTTTTGTTCTGATCTTCCTTCATTCTTTCTTCTCGCTTCTCTGAAGCTATATCACCTACAGACTTCAACATATCGATAACATCTTCAGAAGCGTTAGCAAACATTTGTTTCGGGGCAGGGATATGAGAGTTCCTAGCTTGGTAAGATCTAAATTCATCTAGCAACATCTGCTTTAAGTCTCTCCTCGTCCTGTTGGGATTTAGACCGACCTTGGATGCCAAACCTCTAATCTCTGCTTTCGAAATGTCCTCCAGCTTATCTTTTAGCTCTGCGGTGCTTTTAACCCCGAAGAAATTTGTCTCGCCATCACCGTAAGAAACTTGTTCAAATTTATTGTCCATATTATATTATACACTTATTTTATTAAAATGCAAAAAAAAGAGCCACCCCGAAGGGTGGCCCTTTAAATTATCTGAGTCAATTAAGCTTGAATAATAGTTCCGACGAGCGCACGGTTATCAAGAACCATACGTCCCTCTTCAAGAGAACCAAAGTATCCAATCTTCTGTTGACGGATGCTATACTGATCGTCAGCGATGAGGTTAAACTCACCACCATTGTCAGCATCGACAGCAACTGCACGGACGAGAGACTCACGAGAGCGGTCAAGTCCTACAACAAGATCGTCAGTAGTGTCCCACTGACCATCACCAGCAGAACCATAATCGGTGCTTCCAGCAGCAGTGCTAAACAAGCTAGTGAACTTCTTGCCAACTCCAAGCTCAAGGATTTCCATAATGGAAATGCCGTAGAACTCAGGAAGTCCAGCAGAATTGTAAACAGCGTTACGAAGCTCATCAGTAGCTGCAATACCATCAGCAGGAGAACCACCAGCAGGAGAACCTTTTGTGTTGATAGGATTGTAAGCCATCGAGCGAAGCTCTTCGACAACCTCAGGAGAGACAATTAAGTCAGTAATTCCACGAGCTTGTCCAGCAGCAGGAGTTCCACCAAGGAAAGATCCGTTAATGCGCTTCGAAAGAGTCATCATCTTATTGATGTCATCGAGCAAAAAGCGCTTACCGGTAGCAGTCGAAGAAGCACGAACGTGCTTAGTGCTGTTAGTCTCAGCGTCAGCGAGTGAACCCATGACGAGAGAAGCAGAAGTAGTTTCCTGCTTAGCAAGGATTTCTTGAGCAACACGAGTGAAGGTCTTGGAAACAACGTCCATGCGAGACTTAGCAGCATAACGGCGATCAAAACTGACTGCAGTGTCGAGGCTGTAAGTAGCAACCTTAAGCTCGGAAGCTGTAGGAAGGACTTGGTTTGTAGGAAGACCACCAGCGTGAGACTGGCTGTAAACTTTCACATAGTCTTCGTCGTTGATGTCATAATAGAGATCAAGAGGAATCGAAGGGTTGTCGTCAGCGTTGAACTGAAGAGAGGTGAAAAGATTCGAAATAGTTGGAGCGTTGTTAATAACCTCTGCAAGCACAGGTCCGATAAACTCAGCAAGAGCAACTTGAGCTTCGTAAGCGACAGTGCGATTACGAGAAGCCATAGCTTTAACCAACTCGATTTGTTCTGGGGTACGTTTTAAAGTAATTTTCATTTGATTAGTTCCTTTCTGGGGTTATTAGCCAAGTTTGATTACGTAGTAGTTACCTGCAAGTGAGTCAGTCTCTCCATTTTGAGAGGTACGAGATCCAGTTCCAATAACAGTTCCAATAGCAAGTGCGCCGTCTACAGCAGCACCAGTAATCTTCCCTGCGTTAGCAGAGATTTGGAATTTAGTTCCGGGAGTAAGGGTACCATCAACTGCAGCAGCAGAAACGGTGAAAACACCCTTAGTAGCAACTGGAACAGCTTGACCGGGAAGAACAGCCTGAAGTTCAGCAGCCTTCTGTGGGTTGTAAAGAAGTTTTTCGCCATTCTCGTCAGCCTTAGCGGTTTGGAGAAGGGAGATACCTAAAACTGCAGAACCAGTGGTTGCAGCTTCCATTTGGAGACCGACCTTCGGGTATTGCGCCCGTCCCACGAATGGGTAATCAGTTTTTCCAAGGTAAGAATCAGATGCGTAAGCAACTGGGTCAGCGTTGAAGTCACCATTGGAAACTTTAACAAAAACACCAGCGTCTCCAGTACCGCTATCAGTGGTGGCAGCGAGTTCGCCACCATCCTTCAGACGGTAAAGGTTTACAACATCCTCTTCACTGTATTGTCTAAATGGTAGAATACGAAGTGACATAATATTATAATAGTTGTTTTTTTATCTTGAGATTGTTACATTCTCCCGTGAGAATGCGTTTTTAAATTTGTCTACGAATGACTCGTTGGAAGAAGCAACTGTTTCGTTAACGTTAGAAACGTCAGCATCGGTTTGCTCAGCATTGTCAAGTGCGTCTTCCACATCAACATCCTCAGATGAAGCTTTAGAGACACGCTTAGCAACTTCCTCGTCGATACGAGCTTGGATTTCTGCTTCGAAAGCCTCTTTATGAGCATTGCTCTTGTGCTTCCAAAGAACTTCCAGTTTTTCAGAGAAAGAAGCGAAAGCTTCTTCAGTCTCATCGAGCGACTTGATTTCTTGTGCAAGGAACTCCCGATCCTCATCAGCGAGAGAAAACTTAGAGTCGAGTTCGTCCATACGAGCATTGAAACGAGCAACAGCCTCTTCAGCCTTTTTCTCGGTTTCAAAGACAGACAAGCGCTCATTGGCTTCTTCTAGCTTTTCTTGAAGTTCAGCAACAGAAGACTTAAGGTCTTCCTGTTCCTTCTGAACAGCTTCTTTTTCAGACTTGGCAGTTTCGATATCCTGACGGTATTTCTCATCGCTCTCACGAATTGCATCAGCGAAATTGCTAGTCATGGAAGCAACAGCCTCTTCCGAAAATTTCTTTTCGACGAGAAGCTCCTTAAGTTCTGAAATGACATTTTCTGTATCCATAGCAATAATCTTTTCTTTGTTTACGTTTTTTTCTTTATTTTGTGAAATAATATCTGTATTATCATTAGCTAACACAGATTTCTTAGAATGTTTAGGAGAGTACACCCCAGAGACATCCGCCGCTGGTTTAGCAGTAAAACCAACTCCAAGAGGATAGATGTTTCCAGTTATCAAACGATAGATAGGTTGCCCCTCTTCTGTTTGGCCGGATCCACCATAAGCTCTTAAATAAGGTTCCATTTCTTTGATCTTATCAGGATCACGAATGATAGTAGCCTCTTCTAGTTTACTACTACCAACCGCTAAAACATAATTAGTAAATCCAACTTCCCAGCTCGTTGATATCTTACCATAGTAAGACTCATCATCTGGGTCAGTAGACCTATCAATAAGTTCAGCAAATTGTTTATTAACTGATTTATAAACAACAGCCCCTAAAGCTATATTAAAAGGTTTTTCAATATTTCTAGCTTCTTCTTTAGATAATATACGATTAGAGCCGTAATCACTAAACCCCGCTGTTACAATATGACCGACAACTTTTTCTTTATTATGTTCGATGTTGGTTGGTTTGTGAATGAATTGATCTGTGTAGGCTAAAGCTGTTTCGGTGCTTAGACCGTCACCGTTCTTGTTGAACATGTTGACAACTGCGGCGTTAAATGATACGCCTAACAGATCAATATTCTTCTCAAAATCTATATTATCAGGTACAAGTGATGCAAGTTCTTCCAAAGAAGCTTTTGAAACAAAGGACTCGTTTATTTTACGAGCGCAAATCTCTGATTCAAAAAACGTTGTATATTTGTAAGGCATCAGTTATTAATCTTCTTCTTTTTCTTGTTTGTACTTACCTGCTTTTTTCATCTTCTCGATAATCACCTTCTGTATAGCAGGTGGAAGTTTTTTTTGTTTATCGGTAAGTTCTCCCTTACTATCATCCATCATCATAGCCCTCATCTTCCCATACTGGGTGGCGCAAGATTTCATAGTGTTTTCTTTGTCCATACCCTTGGTATCTACCATACACTTATCATCTGCAGCGCAGACACTCATATATGATTTGTAGAGCCCGGCTTCAGCGTCACCGTATTTTTTGGCAATTGACAATTCGATTTCACCGTCTTTGACGGTCATCTCACTTTCGAGAGGTACTTCAATATCTTCAGGATTAATTTTCATTGCTATGATATAAAATTGCTGATGCGTAAACATCTAAGTTATGCCTATTGCTTACACTTAAAATGCTGTCTAATGTATTTAAATCTTCAATAGCGTTAAAATCTTGTATGCAAGCTGATAAAGTTTGGCCCCAATTTTTCTTATCAGAGGCACAAACAATAGATTCACAAAGCTTTGTCACCATATCGTTCTGTTGGTCATTAAGTACTTCAGAGTCTAACTTTTCCTTTAATTGGTCTTTGGCCTGTGACACCAATGCTTCGACTTCGTAAATTGTAGTTTGGATATTTGATCTGGAGTAGTTGGCTTCTGTAGTCGTGGTATCATGAGGTCTGCCAGCAGATTTGGGTGTTGTATTCCCTTTTGGGTCTACAGAAACTTCATCTTCAATCATTGGCACACCACCGACGATAGGGTTATAATAACCCTCTTTTCTTTTCTCAATAAAGTCTTTTTGAGCTGGAGCAATGTCCTCTGGGTTGGGAAATCTGCCAGTGTGGAACATATCCATACCTTGTTGTGGTGTGAGTACACCAACCTCCATAAGTCGAGTTGCGACACGCATAAGTTGCACTTCATCACGCATATCGACATCCTTCATACATACAGTAGGGTAAGATTTAAATCCAAGACTCTTCGCTATTCTTTTAACTTCTTTTTGCAGAAAGTCGTTTAAAAATGATTGGCGGGCTTCCTGAAGTCTGTCCAAAAAGATTTGAGCTTTTACTTGTGTGGAGCTATACTTTTCTTCACCTAAAACAATATTTTGTAATCCTTGTTTTATGTCTTGATTGAGTATTTCATACTTGGCAGGTCCAAGAACTTTATTAAGATCTGGAATGACGAAATCCGCTTTGGTTGTATAATCAGAGACTAAAACACGACCGACTGATTCGTTTTTAAATAGATTTTGAATTGCATTTATATTATTGCCATTGATACCGCCCTTCTCTGGTTCAGCGCCCATAGTGATAAGAAGGATCACATTCTCCACAGTGCGAGTGATAGCTTGATCCATTTTCTTTAACTCAAGCTTGGCATTGATGTCTTCTAGGACTGGGTAGCCGAAAGGGATAGCAAAAGGCTCATAATCTTGTTTTTTGTAGAACGAGAAGCTTAATCTTTTCGGGTCTAGTTTTATCTTAACCCCATCAGTGTAGTAACCACCTTCGTCAACAACCTTTTTAAGATCGTCATCTAGGGAGTCATAAATTTGCTGATCTTCTTCAGTCTGAGGGTTCTGCAGCCTAGAAAGCTCATACTCAGAAAGAACTTTTTCATATGCCCCTATATTAAAAGTAGAAGCTCTTTTGGCGACGATATCAAACGGGTTCAACACAGCGTACTTTACAGGAACCTTGTTTGCAGTAGGGTTTATAGCCCCAACTTGATTCATAAGCCTTGCGTAATCGTCAGCTTTGAACTCACCATCGAAACGATATATAAAAATATTACCACTACGGTAGTACTCACGGAAGTACTGGTCTTTAAGGTTTATCAGATTAATTCTCTTAAAAAACTCTGTGAAGAATTCTCGGCTCTTCTTCGTACCTCCTTCAAGATACACATCTGTATTGGCAAACTCAGACATAATGTCTATAGCATTCCTAAATACAGAAACATTAGCGTATGCTTTCTGGCAAAGCTCTATACCCTCACGTACGTGAACTCCGTCACTAGCATATTCGTAAGGCAGTAAACCTTTACGAATACTTGAGAATCTATCTATAGTGGTTCTTACTGCTGCAGCATTAACCCTAGTGGCCCTATTGGTAGGACTGCTATTAGTTCTAGCTTTAGAAACCTTACTATAAGAAGCGTCAGATGTATAAAACGCTTCTCCTACTAGGTCCGGTGAGTAAGACTCATCCGGGCTGCTTGGCTGGACCAAATCTGCAAGACTTTGTTTCTTGTCAAACTTTTGCCAGTAATCTGATTTCTTTGTATATCTCCGTGCCATTATAATATTATATTACACACAAAGTAACTTTCTAACTTTTAAAAGTTAAGAAATAAACATTGGGGTGAAAGTTGTCTGCACATCACCACCTTTATCTTCAAGCATATCGAAATAAACATTCATGCCCCAGTTCCCTAAAACTAGCGCAGAGTAAGAATCTTTTCTGGCTTTATCAGCACCTTTTTGTTTACGGAGGTTAGGTGGCAAATCAAAACTTTGGGTTCCTTGTGGGGATGTAGTAACTTGGACCAGAGCGCACTCGACCTTGATAAGGTCCATCATATCCCTTTGATGCTCTACAAAGTCGATCATTCTAGCTCCTTTGTTCTTTTCCTCCATATCTTGATTTCTTAAAAACTTAAGCTTTTCAATAGGGATATTCGCCTTTCTTTGCATATTATAATTATCATCCATAGCTGCCCCAGCAAAATAGATACGTTTATGGTCGAATGCAGCCTGTAGATTCTCATTTGCAAATCTAATCCATACAGAACTAGGTTTTCTTAGGAATACAAACTTGCGCTCTTTTTTATTTATATTGTTTTTTAATTTACGTAAGTTTTTCTCATACTCCTTTTGGTTATCCAACTCAGCGTCTATCTGGGTCATCTTTAAATTTAACTTCTTAAATGTGCCACTTTCATTACACGCATTAAGAAATTGCAAACCTCCGTTGTAGTCACCCACCACCATTTCGATATTAAAGTTCATCAAAAGGTATGCCATGTATTTTATATGGCTTTGTAAACTTGTCCCAGAAACCGCATAGCTATGCACTATAGTGCCTTTCCTAGTCTCTGGGTGGACCTTTACCAAAAGCATGGCGAAATCGTCTGAGCTTTCACTCTCGGACCAAGAAGGGTCAAATGAGAGTATGTATTGGGACTTGGGATCTCCTACAACTTCCACACACTGACCTTCGCCATCAGGTAGTGTACAACTGGCCATTTTGCTAACCTTGAAATAACCTGAACTGTCATCTGTGAACAAAGCACCAAACTCTCGATCAAATTGAGCTTGGCTCATAGTAGCCTTCGACTGGTTGATCAAGTTCTGGTCATATAGCTGTGGGGGCGCACAATCATAACTGAAATGCATAATAACACGGTGAGCGCCATCTTGATTATTTTCATTGATAATTAAGTTCTCATATTGTTGGTATAACTTGAACAAGTACTCAAACTTATAAGATGCCG